AACCATCGTAGAAGCAAACATACCACCTCTTGCTCTATCCATGTAGTCATAGACCACAGGTATACTTATCTCGATGATACGCTGATACTCTTTCTCTACGTTTCTTGTAGATCTGCCATCTTCAGTAAAGTCTCTCATGTATTGATCATAGAAGAATTCTTGTGTATGTTGTGACAAATACATTGATTCTAACGATGTAAAGTTTAAACCGTTCCTATTTTCAAAGAATAGGTATGATGAAGTTCCGTTCTTGTTTACTGCGGTTTCTGCTGTATAGTTAAGAGCTTTTACTGGATACCAAAAGTTTGATGTAAACTTAACTACATTGGAAGTTTCTTCAATGATGACTTCTTTCTTTGTCTCAAGACCATCGATCTTATCAGTTATGATCTGTCTTGCTATATCAGAACACTTACCTTGATATGCTTTACTTACTTTCTTGTTTAAGTCAGCAAGGGATTCTCTTGATATGAAGTGTAGTTCATAGATAAGGTTACGATCACCGTTCATTTCTCTGTTAGACATCTTATAGATGTAAAACTGTTGCTCTATGGTCTTATCTTTACCAACAAATGAAGGCGTATGGATCTTTATGTTGACATACTCTTCGCCAACTAACGGGAATAAGTTTGCTAGGTCTAGTGAATCTTTAAGTGCTAGTACACCAGTAATAAATGGAGAGAATAGATCTTCGTACAGCTCTAATGCTGATACTTGGTTTGTGACGTCTTGCCCAAACCCATTTGATGAGATTATCTCTATCTTATCGATAGAGACGTCTCCAGCGAACCGTATTACTTCAGACTCAGTTGACATTATATAATATCTTTAAAGTTTTTAAGGATAGTGTTAAGTAGTGTTGGTGAGATTAGTTTGATCCTGCGTTTACTTTCGTTCACGGTGACCTCATAATCATAGTTTGATACTGGTGTTGCTCCAGATTGAGCCGCATCCACTATAAACCCATTTGTATTTACATAATGATGTGCATCATATTCATTACCAGAACCATACTTAGCTGTGATATGCTTTTCTAATTCAGGTATAGGTAAAGGGAAGTCATCTATATAGTTATAACGTTCATTACATAGCATGACTACCCAATGATATAGCGGAGATCCATATATTTTCTCTGATATGATCTCTGGTGTCTCACCATCTCTTATATCATACTCATCATATAGAGTGATGCTTTCAAGTATAGCTTTTCTGACTCTTACGTTTTGAGAGATGTCCTTTACGACTTTGTATTCTGTCTTACCATTAACTTTAAATGGATATAAGAATGTAGGAAAGTTATCGAAATACATTTATAGACCACCTTCGATCTTGTCTTTTGTAAGGAGAGCAAGTTCTTTAAACGTTAACGTGATATTGATTTGTGTTGGTGTACCATCTGGGAATGATGTAAACTGGCCATTAGGTGCATAGTTGACTGTCATGTCCGTAAGTACGCATGATGTGTGTCTATTAACATGCATATTCTCCTGGTCACCATTATAATAGAATATATCAAACTCTGAAGGATAAACATATAAGAAGTTATTAGCATCTTTAAATTCTGGATGCATATGATACTTAAATTCATAGATGATCTGTTCTACTTCCCTAGCCTCAGCTGGAGTTCTTGGATAGAATTGATAATCAAACGTAAACGTTCTAAAGTTAACGTTCTTAAATAATTGTTCTTTTCTTGGATTAGGTGCAAGGCCTGTTAACCTTTGTATACCGCCTGTACCAGGTAATGATAAGCCGGCAGATAGTGCGGCAGGAGTGGCATTATTAAGCGCGGACTTAACAGTTTCCATAATTTGCATAGTTCCACTTTGAGTAAAAGCTTTACCTAGAGCAGCCGACCCACCTACTGCAGAAAGACCTAACGCAAATACATCAAGGTTTTCTTCTTCGTAGTTCATACTATAAGTCGTTGACATTGTGTTTGGATTATGTAATGCAGTTGCAGTCTTCAATCTCTTCTTTTGTCCTGAGAATGTTGAAGCTTGTTTTTTTAATGCGTTCTCAGCAACTACGGCACCAACTGCAAGACCAGCAGCCCCTGGGATTGTTAAACCTGCGATAGCTGCAACACCTCCTGCAACAGGTAACACTGCAGCTGCAACCACTTCAGCAGGACTAGACTTATACCTACTTGATAATGCTGCAATAGAATCATAGTCTCTAGGCGTTGCATCATTGACTGCTAAATTTGGGTTTTGTTTAAGAAGTTTTGAGTCTACTGCTACATTAATATAGAACACCACATAATTACTACCATACTCACCAGCTGCACTCATTAGGTCAATAGGATATTGCTTCATATTCGACTGATACTTATTGTAGTCAAATGACGTAGGAGATGCTTTTTTTGATGCGGCTGCCGCATTAGGATCATATCCTCCGGTACCTGGGCCGTTATCTGCCCAACCACCTGCATTCCAATTTGGTCCTATTTCTGCCATATAAATTCCTAAACGTTTATTGATTATTTATAATAAATACAGAAGATGTTTCATAAACGAAAGTATAAACCTATGTTTCCCGAGAAGTATGAGGGAGACCCTACCAATATCATAATGAGGTCCAGTTGGGAGACTCGTTTTGCCTCATGGTGTGATAAGAACCCGTCTATAATTAAATGGTGCTCTGAGGAGACTGTGGTACCTTATAGATGTCCTACAGATAATAGAGTCCATAGGTACTTCATTGACTTTAAGATAAGAGTTAAGACTAGAGATAATCAGACAAAGACATACCTTGTAGAGGTCAAACCAGCTAAACAGACCCAACCTCCGGTGTACCCGGGCAGGAAGACAAAACATTATATAACAGAGTCTGTCACGTTCGTTAAGAACCAAGCTAAATGGAAGGCTGCAACTGAATGGTGTAAAGATCGCGGATATGAGTTCGTCATCATAACAGAGAATGAATTAGGCCTGAAATAGCGTATAAATAATCAAATGGCTCAACAAATTAAAGATGTGTTTACACAGAACCAATATGATCTAAAGAAAGCTGCAATTAGATCTAAGGCATGGTTCCAACAGCAAGCTTTATTACTTGGCAGACAAAACATAACTGCTCGTAAAGTAATGAACTCTGCTTCTACAAAGGTTAAAGGACAAGTAGTTCCTGGTAGCTTATACATGTTTATGTATGACCCTAAGATGAAAGATGAACTACCATACTATGATAAGTTCCCACTGGTATTCCCTTATAAGAAGGTTCCAGGTGGATTTATGGGTTTAAACATGCATTATCTACCATATCAAGCCCGCATAGTGCTTTTACAAAGACTAATGGACTTTGCAACAGATACAACATTGACTGAGAATACTCGCCTTAAACTGTCATGGAGACTTATTGGTGGCATATCTAAGTTTAAATCGGCAGAAGCATGTGTTAAGCATTACTTAAACTCGCATGTCATGTCTACGTTTAGAAAGATAGATGCTCCTGATTGGACGACTGCCATGTTATTACCAGTTGAACAGTTTGTTGGAGCTAATAAAGCAGCAGTTTGGAAAGATTCACTAGGATACTAAGATGGCAAAATTAAACGATTTTATATCATCAGTCGCAGGAGAAGGCTTAATGCGGACTTCAAGGTTCGCGGTAACTTTAAAACTACCTAATGCTATGCCTGCTGGTAACTATATAGGAAACTTAAGAAAGATCCTACTGTACTGCGATAATGTTAACCTTCCAGGTATTAGCCTTGAAACAACACAAGCTAAGACATTTGGTGAGTTCCGTGAAGTGCCATTTAATAAACTATTTGATAATATTAATATAGGTTTCTATGTTGATAATGCTATGTCAGTTAAACTATTATTTGATAACTGGATGAGTGCTATTCAAAATCCTACTACAAGAAACTTTAATTACTATGCTGACTACACCACAGACATTACCATAGACGTGTTTGATGTGGCAAATAAGAACAGATACAAAGTAACTTTATATCAATGTTATCCTAAAGCTATTAATCCTATTCAAATGGATTATGCTGGAAGAGAAGTTATGAAGATGTCTGTGAGCATGAATTATAAGTATTGGAAATCATCTAGTGCAGGTAATAATGTTCAGGCAGTACAGCCTAATGGTATATTGAATCAGGTAAATAAGTTCTTAGGTGATGCTATCAAGATCCCTCAAACATATTTTACCAATTTTACTCAATTCCAAAATAGCGTTCAATCGTTTGAGAACGTTAAACAAAATTCATTATATCCACAAACCACAGCTGGCTTCGGCACAGCTAGCATGTTCTAGGAGAGAAGGATGTCAGAAATTAAAAGAGGTGTGAGTGATAACGCTTACAACGCATTACAAGAAGCAGATACAAATGGTGACGGCTATGTAAGTAGCCAAGAATTAGCAATGTATCTAGAATTTAAACGTAGAGAACTTGAAGATCAAGATGCTCAACGAGATGCTATGCGTAAGATGACATGGTTCGCTCTATGGGGCATGTTACTCTATCCAGTAACTATTGTTATTGCTTCATGGTTAGATGTAGATGATGCTGCTAAGATCATCGGCGATATTGCTCCTACATACTTTGTAGCTATCTCAGCTTTAGTTGCAGCTTTCTTTGGTGCTAATGCATACGCATCATCAAAAAAGTCTGAGGCGGCCGTTCCGCCGCCAGCTCCACCTAGACCATCTTTTTCTAGATCAGAGCCAACACCTCCTACACCACCAGCTCCACCAAGTGTAGAGGAATATAGTGATCCAGCTCCGACAGCGGCAGCTACAACAAGGGCAACACCAACACGTAAGATCGTGTAACATAAAGGTATTATTATGAAAGCTGATGACAATTTATCAAAGATATTTGATGTAGAACCACTTAAGCAGGGTGAAGTGGCAAGCACGGGACAAGAGATTGTCCCAGCTTCTAATAAGGTAGAAGAGAACGTTAACTATGATTATGACTCTGCCCGTAATAATCTACACAAGCTATTGAACCAAGGACAGGATGCATTGTATCATGCGCTAGAGATAGCCAAGCAGTCTGAACATCCAAGAGCATTTGAAGTAGTAGGTAACTTAATGAAACAACTGGCCGATACTAATGAGCAATTGTTGGCATTAAGTGAACGTAAACAAAAGTTGGATACACCTAAAGCGGGAGCCGAAGGACAGCCAAATAAACAAGTCACTAACAACAACGCAATATTTGTGGGATCTACAAGTGAATTGAGTAAGATGATTAAAGACATGAATAAAGGAGAATAGTATGGCATTACCTATTAATAGTACGCCGGTTTATAATTTAATACTACCATCATCTGGTAAAGAAATTAAGTTTAGACCGTTCTTGATTAAAGAAGAAAAAGCACTCTTGTTGGCTAACCAATCTGAAGATGCTAAAGTAATGGTTGATTCACTTAAACAAGTCATTAAGTCTTGTATTAAGGATGATATTGATGTAGAAGATCTTGCTACATTTGATCTTGAATATTTGTTTACTCAGATCAGAGCAAAGTCAGTCGGCGAGATAGTTGAACTGTACCTTAAGTGTGATACGTGTGAGGATGAAAAGGCTGTAGCAAAGATTGAGATAGACTTAACTCAGATACAAGTAGAAAAGAATCCTGATCATGTAAACAAGATAATTTTATTTGATGATGTTGGTGTAGCTCTTAAGTATCCAACTATCGATGTTATTAAGAGATTTGAAAACATTGATAATGCTAATATGGATGAAGTATTTTCAATAGTGATAGATTGTATTGATTACATCTATACTACTACTGAAGTATTTCATGCTAAGGATCAAACTAAAGATGAGCTTAATACATTTTTAAATAACTTATCATCAGAACAGTTTAAAAAGCTTCAAGACTTCTTTGAAACAATGCCTAGATTAAAACATGCTATTGACTATAAGTGTCCAGTATGTAATAAAGAACATCATAAGGTATTGGAGGGTCTACAAAGTTTTTTTTAATTAATCTCTCTCATGAGTCTTTGCATAATTATTATAAGATGAATTTTGCTCTAATGCAATACCATCATTATGCATTAGAAGACATAGAAAACATGATACCATTTGAGAGAGAAATTTACGTCGCTATGTTGATTAAGTATTTAGAAGAAGAAAAACAAAGGATAGAAAGTAAACAATAATGGCTAAGAAAGAAGATAAGTCACTATCACTAGAGTACATACTAGCTAAGCAAGCTGAGAATAAAAGTAATCTCAGCTCTGCTATAGTTAAACAACTTAGTGCTGAAAACATTAATGCCAAAACGATTTCAGTAAAAGGTGGTGATAAGGCTGAGAGCCCTATCACGATGGTAGCTGAGTTAAAGAGACTTAATAAGTCATTTACTGCTATGCTTGGTGGCATATCAAAGGTAGCTACTGGTATTAGCAGTAGTAATATTCTTCTTAAAGCATTAGTAGCTAACTCGTCTAAAAAGGTATTACCTTCTTCTAAAAATGACTTAACACAACAAGATCTTGAGGCGCAAGACTATCAAGAAAGGTCACTGTCTTTATTGGAGCAATTAGTTGCTAATACAAAACCAATCAAAGGTAAAGACGAAAAAGGTAAATTTCCATGGTTAACAGCATTAGCACTAGCAGCACTGGCGGCAGCAGCTGCATTGAAAGAATTAGCAAGACTTGCAATTAATATCGCTAAGGTATTTTCTCCAACATTTCTAAAAGAAAATATTACTCGGTCATTTAACAGGTGGTGGAAAGGGCTATTAAAAGATTTAAAATTAGCCAAGAGCCAAATAGGTGAGTTTTTTAAACCAATATCTAACGTATTTAATAACATTGCTAAAAGCAAATGGATTAAAGACTTAGCAAAAGATTTTAAATTAGCCGGGAAACAAGTAACAGATTTCTTTAGTGGTTTTAAAAAATTGTTTAGCAATGCAAATAGATTAATTAAATTGTTTACAACAGGTAGTGCGTTTGGCTCGTTGTTTAATTTTAGTGGTATAGTCGAATCTATAAGCAAATTTTTTGGCCGATTTGCAAAAACTTTCCGCGCGTTTAGTAAGATATTTAGACCTTTAGCTTTAATAGTTGCAGTATTTGATACTATAACTGGTGCAATTGAAGGATTTAAAGCTGAAGGTATTAAAGGAGCTATAGCTGGAGGTCTTAAAGGATTCTACGGTACATTTGTTGGCGGATTCTTTGACTTAATAAAAGATATTACTTCATGGATAGCAAAACAATTTGGCGCTGATAAACTTTCAGAATTTTTAGATTCATTTTCATTTGAACAATTAATAAAAGGCTTTATTGATGCTATATTCCATCCTATAGATACTATTAAACGTATGTTTGAAAAATTAGCTGGATGGTTTAAAGACTTTCAGATACCTGCTATTGGATTTGATTTATTCGGTAAACACTTTGGTGCAGGTCCATGGCGCCCATTCGCATCAGATGAAAACCAACCTCCTGAAAATTTAACTGGTATTGCTCCAGTTATTGAGGTTAGACCTGAGAACAAGATAGTCTCACCACCCATAACAAAAGCTGATGCTGTATACAGCCAATCAGGACAGAACGTAGAAGCCGCAATGTATCCATTTGCAACACCTGCTACTAATATAGTTAATGCTCCTACTAATATTAGTAAGCAAACACAAAATAATGTATTAAAAGTCAATGTTAGAGACCAAGATACATCTCTCAAGTATTACTATAGATCTAGGTTTACTATGTAAAAAAGGGGAGCGTAAGCTCCCTTTTCTTTTACATCTAATTAAGCTTCGTCAGCTATCTTTTGAAAGAATGACATAACATCGTCATCATCTTCATTTATCTCTGGAGCTTTTGCCGCAGGTGCTGCAGCATAAGTTGGAGATGGAGCCGATGAAAATGCCGGTGGAGCTGCAACTGGAAGTGGCTCATTAGTGAGCTGTTCAGCTGTAGGAACCTGACCGTCACCGCTTAACACTGAATCCAACTTAGTCTTAAGTTCTTCATAAGACTTAAAGTTCTTAGCTTCAAGGAATTCCCCAAGTTTAACTTGTCTATTAGCAACAGTTAAGATAGCTTCATCACTTGGCGCTACTGGAGTTGGTTCAGCGAATGCTGATTGGTCATAGTTAGGATAACCTTCAACCGTACGCATACGGATCTTGAAGTTTGCACCTTCCCATAGATCAAACACATTAACTGGTTTCTCATCTTCAAATGTAGGACGAGCCTTGTTCATGATCATATCAAAGATCTTTTTACCATACTTGAATAGCATTACTTTGCCTT